GACGACCTGGCGCGGTTGAATGCCGAAGCAGCAGCGCATGGCATCCCACGTGCGCACCTGATCCGGCAGCGTGCTTTGAGTGGCGGGGTTGTTGCAGGATTGACCACGGCGGCGTACCATGCGCTGGTGGCGGACGCCTGCGCATTCATGCGCGGTGATCTGAGCCGCCGTCACGTTGAAACTCTTGTTGCATATGTCATCGCTCATTCACATTCCAGCCAAGCAGCAACCGGTGATCAATCGGCTGCATGAGACCATGACCCAAGCAATGGCGTATGCCGCGGCCATTGCCGATAACGCCATTGATGACGGCGTGCCCCTGCCCATGGAGCTGGTCGACAGCTTCGCCGCTGATTACGAACGCATCATCACCAGCCTCGTCACTGCCGCCACCGCCAAATGAAAGCCGTCACTTGTCAAGCCGATCTGGATCACGCGTTGCGCACCATTGCGCCTGCTGTTGGCCATCGCAGCAGTCACGCGATTCTTGATTGCTGCCTGATCCAAGCCGCTGGTGGTGTCATGACCATCACTGGCTTCAACCTTGACCTCGGCATCACCGTCACCATTCCCGCTGCAGTGGAGACCGATGGCGCTGTAGCGCTGCCGTATCGACTGCTGGCTGGCCTTGTAAGCCGCTTTGACGGCGATGAGGCGGTAACGCTCGCAGATGGCGCTCTGACGGCTTCTGGGGCCTCCTACGGGCTTGCTGCGGCTGATGCGGCGGATTACCCCGCGCTGCCGGTTGTAGACGCCGCTACGAGCGAGCTGCACCTATCCGCTGGCATCCGCGCCTGCATGGCAGCTGCCAGCACCGACGCCAGCAAGCAGATGCTTCAAGGCATCCACCTTGGCAGTGGCCACATGGAAGCCACAGATGGCCATCGCCTCATGCGTTACGCCATTGACCTACCAGACGGCCTAGATCTCGTGCTACCAGCCAGCACCATGCGCCTGCTGCAGGATCGCGTGGTCACCATTGCCGTTGCCAAAGGGCAAGCTGTAATTGACGCAGGCGATGGCATCACCATCTACAGCCGCATCATTGATGGCACCTACCCAGACGTGGCCAAACTGGTACCTAGCGAGTTCAAGCACACCATCACCGCCGACCGCCGCCGCCTGACGCGTGCCCTAGAGCGTGTCGCCATCATTGCCGATGCGCACAACTCCGTCGTCAAGATCGAGGCAACAGGCAGCACCATCGCCATCACCGCCGAAGCTGATGCCAACAATGGCAAGGAGCTGCTCAAGGCGGAAGGCACCGCCACTGGCGCATGGGCCTTCAACGTCCACTACCTGCTAGACGGCATCAAGGCATTCAAGCCCGCAGAAGCTATTACACTGCAGGCCAATACGGCAACCACGCCCGTGGTATTGACACCTGATGCCGTGGACGGTGTAACGTATCTTGTAATGCCTGTGCAAATCAAGGGCTAATAGGTGGCAAAGAAGAGCACTAAGGATGAGATTCAGAACCGCGTCAATGTGGTTTATGACCTCATCCTGCGTGCTCATAGCCACCATCAGATCGTTCAACACGGTTCCGAGCTGTGGGGCGTCAGTGAGCGCCAAGTGCGCGATTACATGGCGGAAGCGCGCAAGCTGATTGCCCTTGACTCGGAGCTAGAACGCCCGCAATGGCTGCAAGCTGCACTAGCAAGGCTGCAGGATTACGAACGCGAAGCACGCGCTAAAGGTAATCTCAGCATTGCAATCAAAGCGCTAGAAGATCAAGCCAAGTTGCTGCGGTTTGAGATCTCGTAGACTGGCACATAAGCCAATAACGCCATGGCACGCCGTTACGCACGCGATAACAGAGGCAGGTTTTCCACCACTGGCGCTACAGCGCGTGGCGGTCGGCTGCGCACTGCGACAGGCAACAAGCGTGCGACAGTGACAGGCAGGATTAAAGGCGCTGTACCCGCCGGCACGATCCGTCCTGGGCGACGCAGTGCAAAGCCGGAGGCTGCTGTACCACCTACCCGTCTGACGCATAGGAAAAAAGAAACACGACTGGGGGCATTGCCACAACGGCAAAACCAAGGGCCTAGGCAGACATCATCCATCCCAAAAGGGACAGTGGGCGCCACTAACCCAGTCAGGAATGTGTCACGAGTTGATCGGTCGCTGAAGCAAGTGAAACTTACGCATTCAAGTCAGACGCCGTTGGCTGAGGTATTTACCGGAGGCGGGCAAATTGCTTCTGTCGGGTCCCAGCAAGCTAGGCGTGCATTGATTAGCCGCCCTCGCATGGTGACAGGAATCCGTGCTCGCGCGGCATACAAGGGCTATGTCTCGCCGTCTATGGCTGAGTTCAAACAGCGTGAACGTGCGGCGCTGACCGAAAGGCGCCGCGCTCATTCACCTCGCAAACGCAAATGACCAAGCCTGAAGTCACCGCCGTAGGTCGCCTGCTCAAGCCCAAGGGCAATGAGCCACGTATTTACAAGGTCATTGCCATCAAGCCTGATGGCACTGTAAAAACTGTCGTTAGCGAGCCCGCATGAGCCTGCTAGCCGGCATCTGCCAGCCCGGCAGCCTGCTTGGGTTTATGGATGTCGCAACGCAAGAGGATACGGGCGATCTGCTCAACCGCATTCGCGCTGACCTGCATCCTGGCCAGCTTGCTTTTGTCGATGACAGCGACACACAGATCCTTGGCATCAGCGCGGGCTACGGCGCCGGCAAGACACGTGCGCTATGCGCTAAGGCGGTGATGCTGGCCGCGGCCAATCAAGGCTTTATCGGCGCTGTGATGGAGCCGACTGGCCCATTGATCCGCGACATTTGGCAGAACGACTTCGAGCAGTTCCTAGAGGCGTATGAGATCCCATACACCTTCAGGGCATCGCCGCTGCCTGAATACATGCTGCATCTGCCAGGCGGTGACACCAAGATCCTGTGCCGATCATTTGAGAACTGGTCACGCATCATCGGCCTAAACCTTGCATGGGTGCTTGCCGATGAGATCGACACGGTGACGCCATCCATTGCCAATAAGGCATTCCCCAAGATCCTTGGCCGCTTGCGCTCCGGCAATGTGCGGCAGTTTGGCGCTGCTAGCACACCAGAAGGCTTCCGATGGATGTGGAATACATTCGGCAGTGAGGACGCCAAGGGTCGTGCTGATCGCAAGCTCATCAAGATGCGCTCAGTCGACAACCCGCATCTGCCGCCGGACTTCATCGAACGCCTGCAGACCAACTACGACCCCAGCCTGCTACGGGCATATCTGGACGGCGAGTTCGTCAACCTGACTACTGGCACCATCTACGCTGACTGAGCTGCCGGATCTAGACCGCGAGCCGTTGCGCATTGGCGTTGACTTCAACGTTGGCAACATGTCTGCCGTGATCGGCGTCCGCAGCGGCAGCAGCCTGCTAGTGATTGATGAGATCAGCGGCGCGCATGACACTGACGCACTGGCGCAAGAGATCCAAGCGCGCTATCCGCATCGTCGTATCTACATCTACCCAGATGCCAGCGGCGGCAACCGCAGCACCAACGCAAGCCAGACAGACATTCAGATCCTGGAGTCCTATGGCATGTCAAACCAGTCACCACGCGCAAATCCTCCAGTTCGTGATCGCGTGGCTGCTGTTCAGGCTTTGCTGGAAAACGGCAAGGGCCAGGTCAGGCTCACCATCCATCAGCGTTGCAAGCGGCTGATCGAATGCCTAGAGCTGCAGTGCTACACCGACAAGGGCGACCCTGACAAGGATGCTGGCCATGACCACATGAATGACGCGCTCGGCTACCTGATATGGCGTGAATTCAACCCATTGCACGCAGGTGCTGGCCGTAGCACAGGCATCAGACTATATTGATTCCGCCAACTATTACATCTACCCATGCTCAAGGGCGCTGAACTACTCGCCAAGGTCAAAGAACTGGGCGATATGCCAAAGTCTGAACTGGTACGTGCCTGCGGTTATGTCGTCAAGGATCGCGTCGCATTCACGCAGTTCTACGAGGCATTGCTGGAAGCCAAGGGGCTTGACCTCAACGGCAAGACTGCCAAGCGCGGCCGCGGCCTGACCTACAAAGCCAAGGTGCAATTCAACGGCAAGCTGCAAATCGGTGATGGCTACCTGCGTGAAATGGGATACGAACCCGGCGCTGAGTTTGACATCAAGATTGGTCGCAACAGCATCACGCTGACTGCTGCTTAAACTGCACCTATGACTGCGGCGCTGTAATGTACACCGGCTTTAATGCATACGACCGGCCTATTGCGCAGCGCCGCGTTACTCGCGTGCAAGATGCCAACACGACATGGTACGCGCAAGAGCCGCATTGGATCCTGATTGAAGACTTGCTGCAAGGCACCTATGGGATGCGCCGCAAGCATCGCAGGTATCTGCCGCAGGAGCCGCGCGAGCTAGATGAGTCATACGACAACCGCCTAGCACGCAGCGTATGCCCGCCGTTCTATCAACGCCTAGAGCGGATGCTGGCTGGCATGTTGACGCGTAAGCCCGTACGGCTTGATGACACTGCAGACATCATCCGCGAGCAGTTGTTTGATGTTGACCTACAAGGCAATGATCTCAACGTCTGGACTTATGAAACCACGCGCAAGATGGTCCGTTATGGCCACGTTGGTGTACTGGTGGATGCACCTGCTGATGGCGGCAGGCCCTATTGGGTGAGTTACACGCCGCGGCAAATCCTTGGCTGGCGTGCTGAGCAACAGGAAGGCCGGCAGGTATTGACGCAGTTGCGGTTAGC